TCGCATACTGCTCCAGCGCGTGTTGAACTGCCGCGTCGCCCTCGTTGAGCGTGCGCCAGTCAAGCTCGTACACACCAACGGGGTAAGGCGCTTCCTTGCCCACGCTGATGAAGATAAACCTGTCGATTTCCTCCCCGATCAGGCCCATCGTCCTGCGGTAGAAGCTCTCCTGAATGTGGTATCCGAAGTTGGCCACTTGCTTGGCAAAGCCTTCTGGGTCAGGCGCTATCGTCGTCTTCAAGTCGATCAGCGCCCCGATGTCACGACGCCACCCGTCTGGACGGCAGCGCAGATCCACGCCCGTCTGCGTGTCCTTCGCAAATACGCTGGCCTCGCAGATCAGGTCGCCGGATAGCAGCTTGGCCACCTCCTTATTGCTGCGCACCGCGTTTGCCGCGTCCACGGCGATCTTGTAGTCGCCCTCCGTAAGCAGCAGCGCGCCGTTGGCCTCGGCCTCCGCCTTGTGCTGCGTCCACTCTTTGCCGCGCCGCGTCTCCGGCCCGCACCAGACGGTGCTGGCGTGCTGCGGCTCAAACACCAGCGTGTGCGTGGCCGTGCCGACGTCAAACGCTGTGCTTTCCTTGCGCTCGGCATATTTGTAATGCGCCAGCGACTTCATGGCGATTGTTTTAGCGCCAGAGGCGCTGAGCGCGTCACTGAGGTGGTATTCCTCGTTTGACATCGTGGTTGATATGGTCACGCCTTCCCCCTTCCGTAAAGCGCTATTAGCAGCGCCTCTGCTTTATGTTCATCTTTCTTGCGCTTCAGCTCGCTCGCCCTGTCGGGAAACCACTGCTGCGCCATGCGACGCGCCGCGTCTTTATCCTTGGGCAGGTTCATCGCCCGCTTCCACACGACCGGCGTCACCATAGTGTAGCGCGTGCGCGACAGCGCCACGGTCGTCGTGATCTGGCCAAACGAATACCCCAGCTTGAACGTGCTGGACACGCCCTGCTTTGGCATCGCCTGCTGCCTCTCGATCCATATGTGATCGAGCCGATCGAGCGACGTGAGAATGTCCATCAGCGCCACGACGTCAACGCCGCCCTCGCTGTAGACAGGCAGGTCATGCACCTCCGACCAGTTTTCGCCGACCAGCGCCACGCCGCCCGTGCGGTAGCCGCAGTCTATGCCACAAGTCACGATGCTCAATGCATGTCCTCCTTATCGGGCGTGCTGTACGTTTCAAATATGATCCCCATGCACATGGCGATCGCGTCCTGCACGTCGCAGTCGTGCTGGCGCATGTAGCCAACCACTGACTGCAATCCAGCGCCCAGCGTATAAACCTTGGCGAGATCCGGCAGCTCGGTGCGCTCGGTGATCGCCAGCATGTCACGCATCAGCGCGTTGACCTCGGCCATCGTGTTGCTGGCAACCGCGTGCATCTCTGCCTGCTGCTCCGGCGTCAGCGTGAACTCTTCATCCACGCTGCACGTCCACGCCATGCTCGTCCAGCAGGCGCAGGATGGCGCGCTCCGTCAGGCTTGCCATACTGATGCGCTCCTGCTTTGACAGCTCACGCAGCGCCTCGAAGACGTCGGCGCGGATGCGCGATCCAAGTTGTTTCATCTCAGTGTCCATAATTACCTCCGTTGGTCTGGGCCACTATAACGCCGCGTTAACATAGTGCAAGTGCTAGAACGCGAACTCTTCCTGCGTGCGCAGCCTGTACAGCTGCTGGCCCTCGATAAACGACGTCTTCACGATTGTGCGCCGCTCCCGCATGGTCTTCAACCCAATGTCGATATGCACGGCGTCCTGCTCGATCATGCTGCACAAGTCTCCCACCGACAGCTCGCCATGCCTGCTCAGGCAGCGCTTGATCTCCTTGCGCAGCTTCTCCAGCGGCCACGGCTTGTGTGCATACGCGTGCATGTCATCGCGGCCAATGAGCCTGCGCTTCATGCGCGCGTTCTCGATGATCGCCAGCTCCTTCCATCGTTCCAGCGGTGTCATGTGTTCCGTCACAGCTTTTCTCCAATGCTGTTTACCATGTTGATCCGCTCTCCAATCCAGCGCATCACAGGCACAGCCATAGAGTTGCCCATAGCTTTGTAGCGAGGGCCATCAGGGCAGCTTTCTGCTGGCTTGTTGCGATATGGGATTTGCGTGTAGCTGTCGGGAAAGCCTTGCAAACGCTCGCATTCGGTTGGCGTTAAGCGGCGTACTTGAAGGTCACTTGCTAATGCAGTTGTGTGCTTTACTGAAAGCGCAGGGCTTATGTTTTTTGCTGACGCTGCTTGTGTGCCGCTCATTTCAGCGGGAAACGCTATGACATGATTGCTTTCTACGCCTTCAGTGCCGCGTGGACCTTTGCCCATGCCAGCGGTAAGCGGGCCAGTGCTTTGCGGCACAAACAGCGGAGCGCCGCCGTTTATATGTTGATCTTCCAAGCCCTGCTTTTCAGCAAATGCTGCGTTTAGCGTTGAGGCGACTTTAGCCGGCCAAGCTGGCTGCAAATAGCCTGCGCAAGCCTCATCAGTGCCTAGCCCGCCGCCGCCACCGTTTCCAGAGCGTGTTGTAACTGTTCCGGCAACTTCTTCCCGCGTTTGTCTGCTCGGCGCAGGATGCCCTGACAAGCTTTCGCGCTCAAAAAGAACCGCTGCGGCACGCTTCCAGTCTCCAATGTATCCGACAACGAACACACGGCGGCGTCTTTGGGCCACTCCAAAGTATTGAGCGTCAAGCACTCGGTAGGCGAACCCATACCCGAGTTCTGCCAGCGCCCCGAGAAAGGTTCCAAAATCCCGTCCTCTGTTGCTAGACAAGACGCCGGGAACGTTCTCCCAAACCAGCCAGTTGGGCTGATAGCGTGCAGCAATGGCAAGATAGGTGAGCATGAGGTTTCCGCGTGGGTCACTAAGTCCTTTGCGAAGTCCAGCGACTGAGAAGCTTTGGCAGGGGGTTCCTCCAACAAGAACGTCGATTGGGTCATTGGGCCACTCCTTAAAAGCTGTCATGTCGCCTAAGTTTGGCGTATTTGGGTAGTGATGCGCAAGCACTGCGCTTGGAAACTTCTCAATTTCGCTAAACCATTGCGGCTCCCAGCCAAGCGGGTGCCATGCGACGGTTGCGGCCTCTACGCCAGAGCAAACGCTACCATATCGTAGCGCGCTCACAGCCGCTTCTCCAGCATCTCGCAGAGCGCCATGATCTCTTCGGCGCGCTGCTTCATTGTGCGGCGCTCGGGGCCACGCCCCGCGTCCATCCGCATGATGTCGGCCTTGCGCCGGATCGACATGACCAGCATCAGCGGCGTTGGCTGCGTCGGCGTGCTGTCATCCTCGTCGATATACGCGCCCACGCTGGCGCAGTCTTCCAGTTTTGATAGATCCCATTTAGCCATTGTTACTCTCCTGTGTTGGCCGTGGCTGCGGTCTGACGTCGGGCCACGGGCGGCGGTAGTCTGCCTCGCCGCCCATCTGAACGCATTGCGGCTCAAAGATCCGCGCCAGATCGTAGTATTTTGCAAACGCTTTGCACTCGTCTGCGGATGAAAAGATGACAAATGCCATGAAGACGGGTTCTGCTAGGGTCATCACATCCACCCCATGCTTACAGCGCCGATCCAGCCCAGCACCGACGTAGCAATCGCTGCGGCGATGATGATGTCTTGCGTCCACTTGGTCATACTGCTCTCCATTCTACAAATAAATCACGCACCAGCTTCTTTGTCATGTATCTCAATGCACGATTATGCGCGTGGCCATCGCTATCTACACGCTCGCGCTCAAGCGCTTTGCGCGTGTCATATATCCTGCGATACGGGCCAGCGTTTTCTTCTTTGCCTTGGCTCTTGAGCAGACTGTCGCCGATCGTCCAAAATACCGAATGACGTGACGGGCTATATCCATGCGCCAATGCCATCTCAGCATTGCTGCATTTGCGCTGCCTCTGGCCATCTATCACGGCAAGCCCAGCGCGCTTGTATATACCGTCAAGCTCCTTTTCGTATTCCATAAAGTCGCCCACCTCGCCGACAATGCCAGCTAAGCCCAGATGGCCAAAGCCTTTCACCTTATCAACAAAAGTTGATACTGGCAGCTCCTTTGCCAACCCCACAAGCCACTTCTCAAACTCGGCGCGGCTTTCTAAGAGCGGCTGCCTTGCCTCAAATAGTGGCTTTGTTGCGGCGTATTCATCCATTGTTCCTTCGCCCTTCTTTAGTTGGGCGAATAGCTTATTGGCTTCCTTGATGTCGCCGTCACGAAAGCTGCGGCAGATTGCTTTAATCTGCAACACCAGCTTTGCTTCAGCGCGAACCATGTTCTGCCTGTTGCGCCAAGTCAGATATATCTTGGCAATGGTTGGGTCTTCGTAACGTTTATCCATAATGGATCTCCTTGTTTTATGCGAGGCGGGGATTTAATGGCATTTCTGCGCATAATCTCTGGCCTCTGGTTGTTGGTGCGCCAGTAGAGTGGCATCTCTGCGCGTGTTGAGCGGCACCAAATAAATTGGGAGCGGGGCGGGACTGGCATTTCTGCGCTAGCCATATGGCTCCCTGTTGTAAGGTGGGGGTGCATCTTCGTAGGCATTTCTGCGGGCTATTCACGACCCCCTGTTGAATGGTTGGGAAGGGTGACGGCTAAGCGGCATTGCTGCATGGTCAGTATGACCCTTCCCATTGGCGCGGCAACTGGTTGGCATTTCTGCGCACCTGTAGTGGCACCAAAATAAGGCGGGGGCGCGACAGTATCGGCATTGCTGCGACCGACCTATGACCCCCTGTTAAACATTATTCTACCAAAGCCTGCTCATACTCAGCTTTGACTTCGCTGATGTCCCAAACATCTCTGACGACTTTATCATCAGTGACGCGGGCCTTAATGGCAGAATAGAAGCTGCGCTGCCCCTCATGGTGCTTGCTGCGGGATGTCTCGTGCATAATTGCCTGCTCAAGATCCTCGCTTGTTGCATCGCCCAAGCAGATGCCGGTATTCGGCAACAGCCAACGCTCGAACATATCCTTGGCATATGCGGGTGCCATGTTCTTCAGCGACACGGCAGGCGTTGATGTCTCGCCCTTGCTCAGCACAGTTTGATGCGCTGCACGCTTAAGTCGCGCGCGGTAGCCTCTGGGCTGCGCAACAACATCCAAATATGCGATGCGCTCCAAGTGGCGGCGTGTAGCCTCTTCGCGCAAAACATCGTCTTGCTGAAGCATAGCCAGATATTTCTCTGATGCTTCCTTTGCGCTGGCAGATCCTTCCCAAGCCTTCTCTACAGCCTCGGATACAATCGAAATAATATTTTCTTGCTTAGTCATCACTCTTCCTCCTCCTCGTTGCGCCAGTCGAAGTCGTCTTCGTCTTGGCATTCTGGGCAGCGCACCGTTGTCCACGCGTCGCTGTCCGGCGTGTTGACGAAACGCGGCAACTCGATGAAGCCGGTTCCGTCACAAGTCGTGCAGATCATTGGTACACATCCGCGTTGATGCTCCACAGCACCAACGACGCGCGCTGCTGGTTTGCGCGCTGAGCAACATACGCTTTGCATATCTCGCCACGTGCGTGCATGTTATCGAGGTGCTGTGACAGCTTGCGCGTCTCAACGCCAACGACGTCAGCAATGTCTGCCGTCTCGCAATACGTCACCTCGTCGCTCCGCAGGAACGTAATGATCTTGCGCTGGACGTCAGCCCAATCGACCGGCTTAGGCTCCTCCGTGGGAGCTTGTACGGCCTCTGCTGGCTCGCCAACTGCTCCGACGGGTATGGTCGGGGGGATATCCATTTGTTGCCAAAGGCGATCACTGTCATTTATCCAAGTCGTCTTGGCATTCTGGTAAGTAGGCTTTGGCTCGCCAACTTCTGCGACGACGACCGTGTTGCCGTCTTCGTCTTTGGCGAAGCGCTCACTGTCATCTAGCCCATAAGCGTCCGCCAGCACGTCACGCGCTGCGCGTCGTTCCTGCACGTAGGCTGCAACCCACGGCGTGCGCTCGCGCTGCTCTTCGACGGCGTTCTGCACGATGATGCCGACGCAGATGTCGTCGAGGTTTGCGTGCGCCTGCTGGAGCAGACGCGGCGATATGTGGACGCTTTCGCCGTTGTCGGTGCGTACCGCAAAGCCTGTGCCGCTGTCGGTGATGTGCGTGATTAAAAATTCATGTGTGTTCGTAAGGTTCATTATGGTTTCTCCTGTTCATTTAATTGTGTTGTTAACATACAGTTACCACAGCACGGTGCAAGCAAAAAATGCACGCGACGAAAACTTTTTTTCGCCTCTATATAAAATCGTTTAAATGCAGTATGTTGCGCGCGTGGCCAACAGCATCAACGTCGGACGTGCAGGCGAGTTTCTCGTTGCAGCCGAGCTTGAGCAGCGCGGAATACGCTGCCATCGGGTAGACATGCAGGACGACGACCTATGGGTGAAGTCGGCCAGCGGTGAGCTGTTGACGATGCAAGTGAAGGCGACCATCGAGCCGCGCGCTGATCGCAGGCGCAAAGCGTGCTACATGTTCACGCGCGCAAATGGCGATGCGCAAATATTTGCGTACGTTGCTCTGGATATACGATTGTTTATACTGCGCGACGCTCCGAGCGGCAAAACGGTACGCATAAAGCCCGCCGATTTTACGCGGCAGGCTATGGATGACAGCATTAAGGCGATGCTAGGTTAGACCATCAGCTCAAAATGCGGAGCGTCGATGAACGGGCGTCTGCCCTGCCCGCGACGCGTGTCGATGTAATCGTTCATCGCGTCCTCCATCGTGCCATCCCACTGTGCTATATTTGGCACAGTCCACGCGGCACCCCACCTGATTGGC